TTGCCCAGATTGGAAACAAGTCCGCACAGCGCGTTACGGGGGTCCTACGGGGAGGATGCTGCCGAGTGGGTCGAATCGCATTACGGCATGACATTACGGCCCTGGCAACGCTACGCGCTGGATCGTGCCCTCGAGCACGACGCCGATGGGGAGCTGCTGTGGCCCACGGTGATTATTACGGTAGGGAGACAGAGCGGAAAGTCTTGGCTGTCTCGTGCATTGTGTTTATGGCGCTTGCACAGGGCAGACCTATTCGGCGAAACGCAGACGATCCTGCATGTGGCTAACCGCCGCCAGACGGCTATGGAAGTGATGCGCCCCGCTGGCTTGTGGGCCGTGAACAAATACGGGAAGAAAGCCGTCAAGTGGGGCAACATGGAAAGCGGCATCGAAATACCGTCCGGCGATCGCTGGCTGATCCACGCCGCTAACGAATCGGCCGGCGTTGGATACTCCGTATCACTGGCCTTTATCGACGAAGCATGGAAAGTAAAGAGGGACGTAGTCGATGACGCTATCGCCCCGACCATGGCCGAGCGGATCCAGCCGCAGCTGTACCTAGTCTCGACCGCTGGTGACTCCACCTCGGACCTCATGAGTGTCTACCGTGGTCGAGCTCTTGATCAACTGACCAGCCCGCAAACCGGATCGACCCTGCTGCTGGAATGGTCCAGCCCTCCCGACGCTGACCCCGCCCTCGAGTCCACCTGGCGCTGGGCCAGCCCAGAATGGAACGAAAAACGCGCCAAATTCCTACAGCAACAATGGAACAACGTCGAGGAAAGCGCGTGGCGCCGCGAATGGCTGAACCAATGGGTAACCAGATCCGACCATTGGCTCAGAGACTCCGTGTGGGCCGAAACGACCTACCCTGACCAGGATCTTCCCGAAGGCACCTGGACCGTGGCCATCGAATCAGATTTCGACGGCATGGGCCACGCTGTAGCGATCGCCGCACCAGACGCCGAAGGCAACCTGGTCACCCGCGTCACCACCCACCGCACCATCAAAGAAGTAGACGACCGGCTGACCGAAATTAGACAAAAAAACCCAGCGTTATACATCATGGTAACGCCTGGGTACGTCGATCGTTTAACAAACAAATTCGACACACTCGTAGGCCAGAGAGAAGCCGCAGCCGCCACCCAAAACCTGCTAGACCTCTTCGACCGTCGAGCAATCCACCACACAGGCGATCTAATCCTGCTCGAGCACCTAGCCGGATCCACCATCAGCCGCCGCCAGTCCGGCTGGGTACTAACCGCGCCCATGGGCAAAAGCGGCGTCTATGCAGCTCGAGCCGTCATGTTCGCAACCTGGCAAGCATCAAAAACGCCGCGCCCCGTGGCGCAGATATACGCACGCCGCCGCGCATGATATAGGATTATCGCGTGGCGTTTCCCCGTTCACTAAGGATCGTGCGGGACCAGGAGACCATCGCCGAATCTCTCGCAGCGCGGTCGGCGGCCGAGTCTCCGGTCCCGCACGTCCGAGAAGCGACCTACGGCCTGACAGCCCTGCTCACAAATAACCTGCAAGCACGAGTCAGCCGTAACACCGCCATGCAGGTGCCCGCATTCGCTGACGCGGTCAAAACGTACACGCACGTCATTAGCGCTTTCCCCCTACGCGAATACGTCGGCGACGACGCCATCGTGCCCAGGCCCTTCCTGCAAAAGCCCAGCCCGATACTGCCCTACTCGGCAGTCATGACACGCCTCATAACCGACGTGCTCCTATTCGATCGGGCCTACCTGCTGGTCACCGGCCGAGACTGGCAAGGATTCCCCAACCAGGTTCAGACGATGCGCGTCGAGGACGTAAACGATCTAGCCACCACAAACACCGGCATCGACAACAATTCCTACCCGCCGTCCGACCCTTTCTACTGGCTCGGCAACCGTGTAAACACTCGCGACGTCATCAAATTCTACGGCGACGGCTCCGGCGGCTGGCTCGTTAATGGCGCCACCGCGATTAACACGGCCGCAGCTCTCGAGGCCGCCACCCTGATGTATTCCGAGTCCCCGATCCCATCTGTAGCCCTCAAGAACAGCGGAGCGGATCTGTCAGCCGATCAGGTAGACGCCCTGCTCGAGGCTTGGGAAACCGCCCGCGCTAACCGTGGCACCGCCTACCTAAACAGCAGCATCGACGCGCAAACCATGGGATTCAGCGCCCGCGACGTGCAGCTGGTGGAAGCCAAAGCCACAGCAGCGCTACAGATCGCCCGCCTATGCAACATCGACCCTGTATTCGTCGGCGCAGCAGTACCAGGCTCAAGCCTGACCTACGCTAACCGCGTAGACCTATACCGACAGCTGCTCGACCTCAGCCTCTCGCCCATCATGGCGCTCGTGCAGCAGCGGCTCAGCATGGACGACGTCACCCCTCGAGGCCACCACGTTAGATTCGATACCAGCCTATTCCTGCGCCAGAATCCCAGCGAACTAGCAACCCTGATTACGCAGCTAGTCCCGCTGGGCGTCCTGACGACCGAGCAAGCCCAGCAAGTGCTCGACCTACCCACCCTCGGCGTCAGCCTGACACCGGAAGGACTAACAGAATGAAAACCCTAGAAATCGGCGAGTACGTTTTCGAGTACCGCGAAGGAACCGAAGGCGACGTCGTCGGCGTCGGACACGGCCGAGCAGTCCCCTACGAAACCCCGACCACGCTAGGCGGCGTCGAGGAATCCTTCGCCCGCGAATCATTCTCGGTCGATGACGTAGTCGGCAAACCCCTCGCGTACCGGCACGACGAGCCTGTCGGCATCATCACAGGAGCCGAAAACCGCGACGACGGCCTCTACATCGACTTCGAGATCGCCAACACGACCCTAGGCCGCGACGCCGCCACACTCGCCCGCATGGGCGCCAGCCGCGGACTATCCGTCGGATTCCAACCCATCAAAAGCGCGTGGGCCAAAACCCGCGACAAAGTGCAACACGAAACGGCCCGCCTCCTCGAGGTAAGCCTCACCCCATACCCCGCATACGCCGACGCAGGCGTATCGGATATCCGAGAAGAAGGAGAAACAATGTCCGAGAGCATGGACACCGCGCCCGAGGTCCAGGCCTCGGTCGATAGCGAAGCACGCGAGCAAATCGCGCAAATTCGCGAGAACATCAGCACCATCGAAGCTAAGGCTTTCTCAAGTGAGCCGGTGCACCCGCTGGCGCAATACCGTTCATTCGGTGAATACTCCAAGGCCGTCCTCAACGGTGAAACCGAGGTCCGCGCCCTGGTCGATCAGATCACGACCAACAACCCTGGCGTCATGCCTCCGAACTGGATGCAAGAGGTCAAGAACATCGTCGATCTGGGCCGCCCAGGCGTAACCGCGTTCGGCACCGAATCCGCTGGCGACACGGGCCTCGAGTTTAACTGGCCTTACTACGCCGGTGACCTTTCCGCCATCGTGGCCGCTCAGGCAGCCGAGAAGGACGAGCTCAACAGCGTCCGCGTCGATATCGCCAAGGGCACCGCAACACTCGCCACCTACGGCGCGGCATCCGACATCAGCTACCAGCTGCTGCAGCGTTCGAGCCCGTCGTACCTCGATGCACACAACCGGATCATGGCCGCGTCCTACGCGCTCGTCACCGACAACGTGTTCGTCGATGCGATCGTGGCGGCCTCAACCCCGCAGGAATACGTTTTTGCAAGCGACACGGACGGATCTGCTTTCCGTTCCGGCGTGTTCCAGGCGTCCGTCGCCGTCGAGACCGCTACCGGCCGTCCAGCCGAATTCGTGCTCGTGGCGTCGAACGTGTTTAACGCGATCGGCGGCTGGTCCACGTTCTTCCCGCTGCCCTACGGCGTGCAGAACGTGTCCGGCGTTGCAACCGCTGGCACCCTCGGCGTGCAGGTCTCCGGCCTGCCCGTCATCCACGACCGCAACCTCGCAGCCGGATCCATCATCGTGTCCAACAGCGGCGCGGCATCCTGGATCGAGGACGGCCCGAACCTGGCCAGCGCCGAGAACGTCGGCAAGATCGGCCGTGACGTGTCGATCTACGGCTACGGCGTGACCGCGACCTACAACGCGGCCGGCGTTATCTCGATGGAAGACATCCCGTAAACCACGGGAACGATTAGGGAGCCGACGAAATGGCATTAGTGACAGGACAGGAACTAGCCGACGCGCTAGACCTGGATTACGTCGCGCCTATCGACGGTGACCTCGACCAAATCGCCGAGGCCTCCGACGATATCGTCGGCTCCCTAATCACCACCGCCGCCTACACAGCCGAACCGGCCGCATGTAAAGAAGCAGCCCTAGCTGTAGGCGTGGAAATCTTCCAGGCCCGCACAGCAGCCGGAGGGCAAGCCGTAGCCACCGATTTCAGCCCAGGCGCCTACCGGCTTAGCGTCTGGGTAACCAAGCGCGTAATGGCGCTCCTAGCGCCCTACCTGAACATGGGTGGGGTAGTCGGCTAATGGCACTCAGCACCGAAGCCCGCACAGCCCTAATCGCCGCCCTCGAGGGCAACGGCTACAGGGTCTACGACACGATGCCAGCGGTCCCCAAGCCGCCGTCCATCGTCATCATCCCCGACAGCCCCTGGATCATTCCGGAGCGCATCGGGTCAAGCCTTAACTACCGTGTGCGCTGGCGCGTACTCGTGGTCATCAGCCCACGAAGCAACGAGGCCGCCACGACAGACATAGAGGCTGCCACAGACGTAGTCCTCGCTAATATTCCTGCCACGATGAACGTCGAGCAGGTAAACGCCCCGCAGCTCCAAGACACCGGAGCGCAGGGCACCGTATTAACCACCGAGATAAACGTCTCGGCCCATTGGAAGGAATGAAAAATGCCAGCTGTATCCGTTGCTGGGGCCGCGATCAACCTCTCGGTCGATGCTGTCCAGTATGAAAGCCAAATCACCACGGGCACAATCACCACCACGCCCACGATCGTCCGTACCAAGACCCTCGACTCGGTCGCCTTCGACCAGACCGACCTGAACACGACCATGAGCGTCGATTTCTTGTACGACGAAAACACCGGACTGTACGAAGCGCTCCAAACCGCGATCGCCGGAGCAAGCACCGTCGCCGTCATCGTGGCCAGCGCCCTCGGCACCTGGACCGGCTCAACCATGAGCATCGACGGACTCGACCTCAACTACGACGCCACCGGCGTCGTAACCGCGTCGCTCAGCCTCACCGGCGACGTAACCTTCGCCTAACCAAGTGAACGGGGAAACACCATGTACCCACAACTAGATATCTACCTAGACGACGAAAACGAACCGACCGTAGTGCAACCCCTAACGGTCGATTTCGAGGTAGCCGAGGCGCTTTACCCGAGCGGCAACGTCACCGACAACGGCTTAAAACTGGTCGTGGCTTACTGCCACAGCGAAGGCAAAGAGCCCAAAAACGTCGCCGAGGTACGCAACTGGGCTAGGGCCCGCAAAGTCCGAGTGATTGTCGGGCAGACGCCGGACCCTACCCAAGAGGATCCGTCCGACGAATGATCGTCCGCGTGGCAATCGCCACAGGCCGACCAGTATCGGAGGTCCGACAATACGACCCGCAACTACTGGCCACGATCCTCGAGGAGCTCCGCGATGGCAGCGAGTAAGGCATTCGATTATCGAATCGAGGGCCTGAATTCCCTGCTGCGCGACCTTAGGAAGCTAGGCCCCGACGCGCAGAAAGAACTACGCGCCGCATCCAAAACGATCGCACAAAATCGCATGGTGCCAGCGTTTCAGCAGGCCGCTTTGCAGTACGCGGGACCGTGGGGCGAGAAACTAGCCGAGAGCGTCAAAGCGGGCAGCGACCGTTTACCTAAAGTGACGATCGGCGGCCAAAGGATGAACCGATTCAGCGGCGGCGCCAGCTACACGATGGTCCGCTACCCATCAGACAGCGGCGAAGGCCGCGGCTCTTTCGCCCCCTTCGAGCGCACACAATGGCTCGACAAAGCCCGCAGCTACAGGCCCTACGCCCTCGAGGAATGGGGCCAAGCGGTCGATAAGGTGATTAGGAAATACACCTAATGGCCAAGACGCTAACCGTCTACCTAGCGGCAGACCTTAAGAAATTTAACTCCGGCATGGACCAAGCCGGCAAAAAAGTAAACGGCTTCAGCGGATCCCTGAAAAATAAGTTAGGCCCAGCACTCATAGCAGCGGGAGCAGCCGCAGGCGCTTTCGCCCTGAAACTAGCCAAAGACGGCGTCCAGGCCGCTATCGAGGACGAAAAAGCCGTAGCGCAACTAGCCAACACGCTTACAAATCTGAACCTGGCACACGACACCCAAGCGGTCGAGGACTACATCTACCAGCTCGAACGCGCCTACGGGGTAGCCGATACCGAGCTGCGCCCCGCCTACGAGCGCCTGGTCAGATCAACACAAGACACCGAAGAAGCCAACCGCGCCCTGCAAATAGCCATGGACGTAGCCGCAGGCACAGGGCAAAGCCTGAAAACCGTTACAGACAGCCTCGGGCGAGCCTTCGACGGTCAAACATCAACCCTGGCCCGACTCGGCACCGGCATAGACAAAACCACGCTAGCCACCGCCAGCATGGACGACATTCTCAACCAACTATCAGCCAACTTCTCAGGCGCAGCAGACGCCGCTGCAAACACGTTCGAGGGCCGCATGGACCGGCTCAAGACGGCTACCGACAACCTGGCCGAAGCATTCGGCGCTGGCCTACTAGACAGCCTCAACGACGCTACAGAGGGCACCCAAAACGCTGTAGACGCAATGGAAGACCTCGAGCCCTTGCTCAAAGGCATCGGCAAAGCGGTAGGCGACAACGTCGCCGATATCGCATACCTAGCGGGCGTCATGACCGACCTAGCCGACGGCGCCGACAGCGTGGCCAAGAATCTAGGACCCCTCGAGTACGCCTGGGACTCTTTCGTATCCAATCTGGGAACCGGCACAATCGGCCTAGCCGCTGACGCGATCAGAGAATTACGAGGAGAAACAAACCGGCTCGTAGGCCTGATCGGCGGCGGAGATTTTGACAGCGCCTACGAGGACTCTAATTTCCAAATCCAGGCCGCTAACTCTATTTACCGAGACGCCGCGGTCCGTATTGACCGCATCAACACCGAGCTCGAGGAACAAGCCGCACAGAAAAAACGAGAAACCAAGCTTTACAAGGGTGGCGCTGGCGCCGTCGAGCAATACACAAAAGAGCAGCAGAAACTACTCGACACCTCAGAATTGCTGGGTATATCCCTAGCGACCACCCGCGACGAGCTGATCGGATCCATCGGCGACCTCGAGGCCGCTACAGCAGCCGTAGAGGCCTACGCCGACAGCATCCAGCAAGACCTATTAGGCGGCATCAACCTCGGGCAGCTCTACCAAGACAACTTCGACGAACAAGGCCGACAAACTGGCAAAAGCCTCATAGACGGCTTCCAGGAGCAGGTAAACCAGGCCGAGTGGTTCGGTAACGTCCTAACCGCGATCAAGGCTCAGGGAGCCGACCAGAGCCTTATAGAGCAGATTGCGAGCCTCGGCCCAGAAGTCGGCGGAGCGCTGGGCCAGCAATTACTAAACGAAGGGATCGTACCCACCCTCAACGAACAATGGGTAAACGTCCAAGACACCACAAAAGAGCTCGCTCTCGGTCTGGTGCCCGAATTCCTCGAGGCCGGACGCCTATCAGCCATCGAAAACCTGAACGGCCTGGCCGAGCAATTTAAGAAAGATCAACGCAAATTTAAGAAACTCGGTCGCGCTATCGGCGAGCAGGTCGGCGCATCCTTTAAGAAACAAATCGCCAAGGACGTACGGGATGCTGTACGGGCAGTCGAGGCTGCAGCGACAGCTGCTCGAGCAGAGCGCGTAGCGGCGGCCGAAGCCGAGCAGGCCAGGATCACCGAGCAAGCCGTAGCCACAGCAATCAGCAACCTCATCCGCAACAGCGACCAGAGGTCAGGCCGCAACGTCCAGCCGGTGCTCCAATGACCATTAACTCAATACTGATTAACGATGTAGCCCTCGATCTAGCTGATATCGAATACAACGTCCAAATTTCCCACGGCCGCGCCGATATTAAATCCGTACCTGAGCCCTCGACCGCTCAAATCATTCTTCGAGGATCGACCGGCACAACGCTGGCCATCGGCGACGAGCT